GATGAACGCATTGCAACTTGTACAAGGCATTTACCGACTGGATTAGGTGTACGTGCAAGGACTAAATCCTTGCGCTCTGGTAGGAAGATTACATCTTGCTCAGCGTCGTGGTATCGAACCAACGACATATAAGGACTACCAGGTGAATAAGTGCTCTTTGAGATAATTTGATCTGCAAACTCTGGGTACATTGATGCAATAGATGCTGCATCCATACCCACTACTTGAACCAAAGAAGTACAACGACCAAAGCGGTCAATCTCTGGATAAGCACCAAATGGGTTAATCAAAGTAATAACTGGGTCTTGCTTATCATAATCAAGCTCTACACGACCAATAAGCATACCGTAGGTGTTAAACCAATCAGCACCTGTATACATCTGGATCTGTAGTTGTGAATCGTTGACATAGTAGTTAGCTATACGACCACGAAGATCTGCAGCCTTACGTGCTGCATCACTTGTCATATTACTAGCAGAGCAATTAAAGGATGGAAGCGGTGCCATAGCTTCTGCTAGGTCACGTGCTGCCACGTCAATCATATTTGCTACAAGAGGCTTTGGATAATCCTCTGAGAACATAGAAGGATATACCTTTGAGAGATCGCCCTGACGTGCAGATAGAACCTCGCGCATACGCAAGTCGCGTCCTGCATATCTAGTCTGCAGGCGTGCTGTCTTAGCAGATATATCTTTTATGGATAACAAAGTATGTCCTTAAATTATTAAAGCGGGTTTGTAATTCCTGCGACCTTAGTAGGCCATTCAACCTTTGACTCAGCAAGTGCTTGTGCCTTAGCGGCTACATACTTAGCATCTGATGATGGGTTGATCTGAGGTGTAGTTACAGCACCCTTGTCAATGTAGTGTCCTTCGTCGTTTCCGTTTTTGTATCCTGGTGTGATCGCCATTAGCACTTACACGCCTTACTTGACTTGCCACACTTCTTGCACTTTGTAGCTTTTTTGATTGCCATTATTTTTTATCCTTTTTCTTCTTCTTGGATTCTTGGTATTTGTCCATTGCATAAGCGGTGTTGGTTACACTTTTGGCAATAGTTACTGCTTTTTTAGTTCTTCCACGAGTTACCGCACCCTTAGTTACTGTTGCATATTGCAAAGGAGTCTGTCCCTTTGTCTCTTTTTCTATAACTAATTTAGTTCCTTTAATGGGAGACTTAGGACCTTCTTTATATCTCTTAGGTGCTTGTTCAACAATGTTTGCTTTTTTGCCTTGAGTAAAGTTACGTATAACTGTTTTAGGACCAGTTGGAACCATTTTCTTGGATGCCGTTTTTGAAACAAACTTAGCTGTAGTAGATGCAACTTTTGCCCCAGGAATTAAGTTAACAGCAATAGCACCAACAAGTTTACGGGTACGATCTTGCTGTGCCTTAGAGGTTGCCTTGACTGTGGCTTTAGGAGTAACCGAGGTTACTTGTACTTTCTTTGCCATTATTATTCCTTAGATAAAGTGACGTTCTTTTTCAGCAAGCATCTCATCTATATTGATGACAGCTCGCTTGCCCATCTCGTGACGAGATAGGAAAGGGTTTTTCATATGGTGGCTTGCGTACTGACCGTTGTTGAGCATCTCACGTGCTCTGATCTCGCAGAACCACAGAGCCATCACCATATCGGTCTTACCCTTAGTCGTAGGTGACCAGGTAATTAACTGCTCAATCAAAGCCTTAATGTTTTCAGTTTGATCTGATGGCAGGTGCATCAGGTTATCTCTATGGTGCTTACCATCTTGTTGCTTAGTACCAAACAGGGTAGACATAGATGCCACACCAAAGCCTGAGTCCCATTTATTAGAACCAGTATGGTGCTCACGCAAGATTACTCCGCGTGAAGCCAAGTGGCGACGCAGTTCTTCATCTTGAGTTAAGAAAGCCTGAAAGGCGTTCTTTTCTACTATCCACTCAGAGGGACCGTATAGAGAAGTCCAGTCAATTATAAGGTTTTTAATTTGTGACGGAGATGGCCTAGTGATTTTGAAAGCGTCAACAATGTAGCGTTTATGAGTAGTGCGATCAACTGCGTAACACACCACAGCGGTATCACCAACAATAGCAGGGTCCATACCGCAAATAAAGCTAAACCCGTTAAGGTCGCGTGGATGACCTGGATTGCCGGCAACTAATTTACCTGCCTTACGCATACCGTCAATGGAACCGCGTACGGTGACAGGATCAAAGATTGCATTATCTGAAACATCTTGTTGTTGATATACCAAAGCCCAGGTCTGTGCGTCCATTGCTTGGCGCTCTGCAGATAGGTGCTTACCGTTCCATCTAGGATATAGGCCGTCTTCATCTTTATCTGTGTCAACTTGTCCTTCAAAGGGTTGGTCGGATTTGGGCCACAGTGTAACCCACTTATCCTTATCTTCGTTTGTTTCCAAAAGGGCCGGCATAGCAAGATATGTCCAAGGGACTTGTCCACCTGGGTATCTATCTTCTTGGCGTAGCTCGCGGTATAGATCAACCGAGGCTACACGGGTACCGATAATGATTAACTTACCTGTAGGGTTAAGGCGGGATCTTACGTCCTGTGTTAACCAGCGGATCTGCTTTTCAAACTCGTTAGCGTTCTTTAATGTGACCGCGTCATCTACGATAATCATATCGGCACGCTTGCCGTAGATCTGACCGCCGATACCGACGGCCTCAATATTTGGGTCCTTCTCAGATGACTCACGGAGTTCATCACCGAAAGTGACACGGGTTGCAGTCCAGGTAGCAGACTTAGAGTTAAAGCCGACTCCGGCGGCGTAGGCTGCCTGTAGGTCAGCGTACATTGGGTGTGTCAATCTTTGCTTGATAGCGTAGAGGAAATCTGCTGCAAGCTGCTGAGTCTGAGAAACAATCAAAACTCTAAAGTTGGGGTTTTGCACAACCTTCCACGTTACATAGTCCACAGTTACCGTAATGGACTTGGCGTGGTTGGGCGGGATGTTAATCAGGATTCTGTTCTGATTCATCCCTGGTTCAAACTTCATAGAAGGGTGTAGCCAGGATGGCTCGCGTCCTTCGATCACATCTACCAGATTTAACTGGTGAGGGAAAGTTGATTGGTGCAGGTAGGTTTTGCGGAAAGCTGCAAAGTCTAGGTCGTGAACGTCAGGGGAAGCAAAGGCTTTATCTTTGAGACCAAGGCGGGTTCTATCTACCTTGTCTGTAAAGATCTTATCTGTGCGACGGTAATACTCATACGTCTTTAAACTTTTGCCGGCTTGGCCGCACGCGGCCTCAATGGTCATACCTTCAGCTACGCATCCTAGGATAATACGTTTTGCGATGTCGGCTGAGTTATCTGCCATTGGATCTCCTTTACAGGTAGCGCCGAAGGCGTAGAAAAAATTTTTAGAAAATGGGCCGGAATGTCAATTCTTTTGTTACCTGTCTTGGTTGATTTTTACCCACCAGGGTAAAGATATACCTGTCCCATTGTATCAGAAAAAAGACAGAACTATCCCTACTAAAACTAAACTGTATCGGGCTTGCGCCCGAACGAGCACCAAGCGAGTGAGGGGCATTACTAGGCTCGGCCTAGGGGGCCTCGCAGTGGGGTAATTCGGGGCTTCTGGAAAGCTTAAGCCCCTACTATATATAAGGCAGGAAATTTAACGGATTTCCCGTTTTATTACTGTGATGTGTGACACAGTAAGTATAAGTGCTGGTCAGAGCCTACTTTCACTTTAGCAAATATTTCTTTTGGGGGTACATAATACATACTGCATAAGAAAACAACAACAGGGGGTGCGCGTTTTTTGGGGGCAGAGCGTGACCCCTACCCCCCTCTTTGCCTGTGGATAACCCCTGTGGATAACTTTATTGTAAAGCGGTGGGTTGTCTACACTATCGGCAGATAGTTAAACATAATCGGCACAAGATTTAAACAACAGGCGCACAACAACAGGGCAAACAATCTCCTGTTATTTGATTGAATCTTCAACTACTTATCAAACCCGACACCATTTTGAAATGTCGATAAATAGACACCGACACCCTTTCTATTCACAGGAATAACTCAGCAACAGTTCATCTTCTGTTCATCTTCAAATGACTGTTTAAAGTAGACATACGGCATAGTGCCGTATACATTTCACTCATCAAGCTAACCAAGCTTGAATTGACCTACGAGGAGAAACAAATGTCAAAGAAAAAGAATTGTCCAACAGGACAACACGCAATTTGTGTTGCGTCCGATAGCAAACTAGCAGAGTGTGTTTGTTGGTGTGCACAATGCAAAGAGGTAATGGCAGAAATTCGCAAAGCTTACAAAAACAACAAGCAAACAATCATTCAAGAAATTAAGGAATGGGCATAAAATGACAAGAAAAGATTATGTGCTGATCGCAGAAAGCATCAAGGGCGCGATCAACTATGAGAGCAATTTCAACGAGAACAAGGACAAGGCGGAGGCTCTTAACTACTTAGCCTTGCGCCTTTCTTCAGCGTTTGAAAACGACAATCCCCGTTTTGACCGCGCCCGATTCCTCTCAGCTTGTGGGGTGAAATAATGAAGTGCTGGGCGTGTGAGGACAAACTGACATTGACCACTGACAAAAACTACGGCGACGGGATAGCAGACCAGTGCGAATACGACGCGACAAGCTGCAAACTATGTTGCTTATGTAACGGGCACTAAGCAAGACCGCCCCCGCGCTACGGGCTACGGATTCACAATCCGACGGGGGCACGAGTGGAGGGAACTACCCCGACACCAAACAAGAGAGAGGGCAAGGAAATGAAAAAGACACTTAGAGAGTTAGCGGGAGAAATAGGGATAGACGAGAGGCATTTCGATAACAATTTCCTTATGTTGGACAATCGTTTTGCGGTAATGCAAGACGAGAAAGGGCTACACCTAACCGACGTCTTTTCTTGGGCGTCTTTCAATCCAATCAAAATCGGGAGACAATCTAACGCGACGGTTAAGGGCTTACAGTTTCAGCTAGGGCAATACAAGGTTTACATCAAACAATTACAGGGGGCAAAATAATGGGCGCAAGAGTGGTATTTAACATCAAGCAAGACGAGGACAATTACATCTGCCTTTACTCACATTGGGGAGAGGGGGGCGCGTTAGAGAACACGGCGCGAGCAATTGCAAAAGCTCGTCCCCGTTGGGGAGATGATTCCTATTGCGCCCGCATTATCGTGAGTCAACTTATCGGTGATGAGTGGGACAGTGAGACAGGGTTTGGGCTATGGGTATCGGCTGAGCCTTGCGTAGATGAGGCGTGGGTCTTGATTGACCTACAAGAAAAGACGGTCACCGCAATAGACGGCACACACTCTTTTGAGGGCTTTATCAACTACCACGCTTTAACCGTTTGAAACTTACCTATCGCTCATCGCGTAAGCGGTGGGCGGTGGGAAAGGGTTAAACCTTTCAACTACTAGAGAAAGAGGGCGAAATGTTAATTTACATAGGCACAACTAACACAACAACGGGAAATCCTCGTCGCGGTTGGATTAGAACAACAAGCGCGGGGCAGATTCTCGGTTGGATTGAGGAAGGATACGAGGGGCGCGGAGCTATTCGCGGTTATGATGACGGCGAGAGTATGAAAATTACCGTATCACCGTCAGAATTTAAGCGGTTAAAGGGCTTAGCAGTATCTCACGAGAAAGAAGGCAAGAAATGAGAAGCCTGACACCTAGAGGATGGGTTGTGCTGGTCATAATCCCCGCGCTAATAATTATGTGGGGATTGTGGCAGGTATCGGCAAATCTTTGGTATGTGGGAGAGGGCGGGAGCTTTCTCGGCTATTGCTGGGGAACTATGGCTGAGTGCTACGGGAGGGTAAGTAAATGAACACATACACATACACAGTAGATCAGATTATAGAAATCAAGGCTAACTCAACAGAGGAAGCGGAGGGGCTATTGCCTATGTACCCATTGGGGTACGAAGGTCAAGCGCACTATGTGACAGAGGAAATTGTCGAACTAATAAGAGTGGAGGAGGGCGAGTAATGAATAAGCAGGAGATACTGACAGTAATAGACAGCACCGATAACTTTAACGTTTTCATTGAGGGTATGGATACCCTTAACGGTCAAGCTCTAGGTTTAATCATCAACGTTGCAGGGGTAGACGGCGAGGATTGGACTGATGAAGAGTGTTTAGAGACTATTAAGGAGATCGTAGATTTAACTAACGCTTACCGCAACACTCACGATTGGAGCTAATGATGAGTTATGGTAAATGTTGGGTATGCGGTAGAGTAATGAGTGGCGATAGCCAAACAGTAGAGGGCAAGGTCACTTGCGACGGATGCGGTTGGGTATCAGGTAAGGACGGGAGCTACTAATGGTTGAAATGGATACGTGGGATGAGATGAGGTGTCCAATGTGTGATACCTGGTTTTATCCTGAAAAGAATCAGCGCAGGTGGTGTCAAGTATGCAATGACAAAGAGAGAGAGGGAGAGAGCGATGGAAACTAAAGAGAAATCAGTATGGACACAACGCTATCGTGAGGACAAGCGCGAGAGCTTTCAAGTACGCCTATCTTTAGAGCATAAGAAGGCTCTACACGATGAGGCTAATGCGCGGGGCATAACCTGTGCAGAACTAATCAGACAGTACGCAGAGTATCTAATGGAGGAGGAGAGCAAGTGAATAGAGAATACTTAAAGGCTAAAGTGGATCTATGCCTTACACAAGCAGAGGTAGACATACAACAGCAGGAGATAGCAAGGGCTATCAAGAACTTAGAGAGGGCTAACCTTGCCCTGACTCGTATCTTTAATTTAGATGAGGAGGAGAGCGATGAGCAACGTGTACACAATACATCCAAAGAAGTCTGATCTAATACTTCTATACGAGGTAGTGGGAGAGGACGGATACGCAGAGTGGGGAGGGGCAGACCCCTTTGAAACTATGCGCTGGTTTGATAGATCAACTACCGCCAAGCGCATACTGGTATCTGCTTGGGACTCAGATAATGAGGATGCCCACCTTGTAGGCCAAACAATAGACATCACTGACCTAGTAATGACGGCAAGATTATGAGCTACTGGATAGGATTAGGCGTAGTAATGCTGATAGTCTATGTACTTATTGTGTGGGAGGACAAGATAAACAATGAGAGAGAGTAAAGAGGTAAGCGGTAAGCAAGCTGTTCACTATCGAAACTACAGACGAGCAAGAGATAGGGCGCTAGTGCGCCTGTCTCATTTGTATCCCAACGTGTATCGGGATCTGCTCGTGGAAGAGAGGGAGAGAGATGAAGACGAGGATAAGAAATGGATTAGTAGTAACACTAGGGTTAGCGTTACTATGGGTGTTCGTTCCAGACCAACACGTAAGGGTAGAACTACCAAACGATCTCGTAATCGTCGCAAGACACGCAACAATCGAGGAAAAGCGTGAGAACAAGGCACTTATCATTAGTTACTCACGAGCACTCGGTTACTCCAAGCGTGAAAGAAAATGCCTTATCACCTTATGGACCCGTGAGAGCAGGCTTGACCACCTCGCAGACAACCCCAAGTCAACAGCTTTCGGAATTGCTCAACTCCTTAGAGAGCGTAGTCGAGAACCTGAACTACAAATCCTTCACGGTATACGATACATTGAACACCGCTATCGAGGGAGTGCGTGCCGCGCTCTCAGCCATAGCGACAGACGAAACTGGTATTGAAATATGAAACTTATATTAGATCCTGCTTCATCAATGAGATCCTTTTACTTTGATAAGAAAGATAAACGGGTATTGTTTGGAGACATACGGGTAAAAGAAACTCATCTATTAACTAACGGTCAGACAATTCATATAGAACCTGATGAAGTTATGGACTTTAGGGCAATACCTTATCCAGATGAGTCCTTTCAATGTGTGGTGTTTGACCCACCTCATATGCTTAACTTATCTGAGAAGTCTTGGATGCGTAAGAAATACGGAGTTTTAGATAAAGAAACTTGGCGAGATGATTTAACCAAGGGATTTGCTGAGTGCTTTAGAGTATTAAAAAATGAAGGAACACTAATCTTTAAGTGGAATGAAGTATCTATTCCATTAAAAGAAATACTCACCCTCGTCCCCCCCCCCTACAAACCAGTCCTAGGACATCCTTCGGGTAAGAGAATGGGTACTCATTGGGTATTATTTATTAAGGATAATACTGATACCTGATAGTCTAAGTTTAATAGCCCTCACCGTTACCCTCTTGCGGTGGGGGTTATTTCTTTTTAATCCAAACTTGATTGTTAATAGCTAACGTCTCATAGTTACCAAGATGTCTGTGTAAGAATAAATCTATACCTACACGTGGCTCCAAGCGTGGATCCCCTGAGCCTTCACTCCAGGTGTAATCATCAAAGGCCATAATGCCACCGGATTTTAGCCAGTCCCACGATAGCTCAGCATCTATGAGTACACCTACTGTTGTATGGTCTGCATCTATGTAGATAAAATCCATACTATCCTTGAAGGCAAGGTAGTTCAGGCGAAGGTGATCTTTAGTATTGTTTGCTACCTTAAATATCTGTGGGTAGTGGTCAGTCTTAGCACGGTAGACATCATAGACACTGGTGAAATCCATAGCCTTGTGTGCTACCTCATCGCTACCTTCCCACGTATCAACATCATAGAGACGTGTGTTCTTACCTGTTAATACGTTATCGCATAGCCATACACTGGCATCTCCAGTGAACACACCAAGCTGCATAAAGTGTAAATTATCCACGCCCGCTAACGGAATTAGGAACCTCTCAAAGTTTGGTTGTGCGCTACGAATAAACCAGTTAGGAAAATCAACCGCCATTTGAGTAAAACCCCTTACCTTTGAACTGGATAGTGGGTGCATCCCACTTACGTATCATAGTTATGTGGCACACAAAGCAGGTAGGAGATAGAGCTTCATCAGTTATCTTACGCTCAATAGTTATCTCACCCTTACACTCAGTGCAGTGATAGTCATAGATCATAACGGTATACCTTCCTCAATCGGTAGGTAACCTACCAACTTACTTACCTTATTAGAACGAGCAAACTCTGTGGTCGCTGGCATCCAGTGGCTTACCCACTCAGGTTCTGCTAGGTCCATCAGGTCAAAAGAAAAGACACCGTTAGGTGTCGAGTTAATGTAGAACGGGATGAGATCACGCTCTGCTGCTTGCGTTATTAACTTACGGTACTTCATCTCTTCAATTAGTAACGTGGGATAGTGTGTATGTCTACACTTGAGTTCAATGTAATGGCCTGCCTGCTCAGAGATACAGTCAAAGGAATCAAAGATACCTGGACTCTTAACAAGGTCAGGATACAAACACTCTTTCAGATAATCAAACAGCTCTGCTTCTTTCATCTGTAAGGTGACCTTCCACCTAAAATGTCAATGAGTTTATGTAAGGCGTTACTACAACGCCTGTCTGCAGTAGATACTGCACACTCAAAGTACTGTGCCAACATCTGCAAGGTGTGGTTCTCGTGGTATCTAAGACGCAAGATAGTCTGCTCTTGTACTTCTAATTTCATATAAGCTTTCTTAATATCTAACAGAGTAGCAAGTAGGTTGCCACCTTCTGCTGGACTAGACTTACCTTTAGGTTGCCCATCTAACTTCATCTCTTGTACTTGTTCTAATACTGTGCCATCTATAGCTGATGCAATAACAAAGGGTAGTAACTGTGCAACGGTAGGACTGTCATAGTAAGCCTCATCTGCAGTCTGATAGCCAGACTTAGTTGCCTTCTCCTTACGTGCATATCGCTCTGCTACACGCCTCATCTGCCAAGCTACTTTACGCTCATTGTGTACGCGCTCTTCAACATCTTCTACATTAAGAAGTTCATTGCAGTATTCAACGCGAGTAAAAGCCCACGAGTAACACTCTTGCGTTACATCAATGAGTTCTACATAACTCTTATACCTGCGGTAGATAGTACTTGCTACCGAAGGTACTAAGTCATACATAATTGGATGTAGTTTAGTCACAGTCTAGTTCCGGCGACTCAGGCCACGTACCATCTAAGACCATCATCGCTATAGCGGAGTAGTTGAGTAGATCAATAAAGCTATCACGTAAGGATTCGTTACTTGGCTTTACACCGCTATCTAATAAGTTGTTGATGCGTGCAACCTTGTCCCACATACGCACACGCAAACCATTGAGTGGTCCACCAGGTGATAAGGCTATGTTCTTTGGGCCGTAGTCGTGATGCTTTTTGATAAGCAGATTACCTGCTGCATCTAGGACAGCCCATACATCTGTTACAAATTGATTGGTATCGGCCTTACTGTTATTGTCTCTGTTGACAGGTCGTGCATTAGGATCTGCAAGCCCATATGCTGCAAAGTCAGTAGTAGGTTTTCCCATTCCTGTTGGCTCATACATTAGACTCTCCGATCAATAGTGTTCTTGTGGCCTCTACCCCGTGTGTGAGATAGTAATCATTTATATCCATACCAGGTGGTAGTGTAACAATTTGTGAGTTCAATACCTCGTTAGCCACGCGCTTTGCAAACTCTTGTCCTGGGTTAGATCCGTCTTCCTTTATGTCGTTATCACCTACCACAAAGACAGTCTCATACCCAGTAAATAACTTAGGAAAGTGTGGTTTCCAAGCAGCAGTTCCAGGCACACCCACTGCAGGTATACCTAGCACACCGCTAGTTACCACGCAGTCCAGCTCTCCTTCACATACCACAACGTAAGGTGACATAACTGTAATGTCCTCAACGTTATAGAGGTGGGCCTTCTGCCCTGTAGGTGAGCCATACTTAGGCTTACCGTTATCTAATCTACGAAACTTAAAGCCCACACAACTGCCACTGGCAGTGATGTATGGAATAGATAGCCACCCTGTATGCATCTCGTGACCATTCATAGGCTCAGTGATGGTACCTAGTTGGAAGCGTGCAGCTACCTCTTCAGATATCCCACGTTCGCTTAGGACGGCTAGAGCTTGTGGAGTTATTGCTTGGGCGTAGCGTTGCGCCGCTTCCAGTAGCAATTTCTGTTGCGCGTTTGAGGCCATCCTTAAACTCCAAGTTCTCTAGTATGCAGACAAGGTTAACTGCGTTGCCCCCTTTACCACAGGTCTGACAGTAGTAAAGGTTCGTATTAATATTCATTGAAGCAGATCTACGTGAGTCATTGTGCATACAGCACTTGACTCTTATCTCACCTGCTCCTGGTCTTACTTCCCCACCAAAGAATTTAACTATTACATCTATGGGGATTGTGTTTGCATCAACGGAACCTTTGAACCTGCCCGCTTTACGAACCCTGGACCAGTCCTGTGTTGGCATACACACCCCTTAGTATCGCACTTAGCGTGCCAGTGTGAGGCACGCTTGATGTGGTTAGCTTGGTTCTCCTGACCCGCTTTCAGGCAGTTGTGGCAAATCACTCTTCTGCCTGACTTCCACCTTCGACCACCTCTGACTCTGTGTCAGTCGCTTCTTCGGACGTTGTGATGTCTTGCGCTGTCTCTTCAATGTCTTGATTACTGATGGCATTTTGATCCACTGCTCCTGTTGATGTGCTGATTATTCCTTCTGGTGTTGGTGTCATTGCTTCTCCTTTATCCATTGCTCTAGGTCCTGAATGACCCAAGACTTTTCAATACCCGCGTTGCGACGCTTAACTATTACATAAGCAGGTGGCACTTCCCCTATACCACGAGCCTTTGCGTAGTTAAGCGCCTCAACTTGGGCTTGCCTCCAGAACTCCGGCAGACTTAACTTAACCGTGTTCTTGAGTTCTAGTACGTACGTCTTGCCAGCTATGATAACTACTATATCTCCTTCGTCATCTTTACCTGCTAAGCGTAAGCGTTCAGCAAGTAGGCCAAGACTACGAAACCATTTCATTACATCTATCTCAAAGGCAGCGCCCTTAGCCTTATTGTACTTCGGGCTTGGCATCATTACCTGTGTCGTAGATAGCCTTACCATTTTCATCTATCTTAATCTTAAATACTTTGAGTTCAATCAAGGCCATCACTAAGTTTGCCATATCAGCTTCTAACTGTTTGATACGGTTCTTAACATAAGCCATCTCTGTATTACTCTTGGACAACGTAGCCTCCTCCATAACCACTGAGTGCATCCCTGCGATACATCCAACCAAGTGCATCTTGGTCACCTATCTGACACGCTGCATAGTTTACTAGCAAGTGTGCATATTTGGAAGCATCAGCAGTGTGTGGTCCGAATCGGTTTTTAACAGGTGCAACAAACAAACTGGCCTGCGCTGGGTCATAACCTAGAGTCAAGATCAGAGCAGGTAACTGACTGACCTTACCGTGTATAGAACGCCTTGCAGGTGGCTTGATTGTGCTTCCATACTCTGACTGCTCAGAGACGTGGTGTAGCACTAAGACACAAGCCTCTGTCTTACGTGCCATATCGTGTAGCTCCATCATAATTGCTCGTAGTCCTGCCCATTCATTGTCTGTCTCGGCAGCAACGTTCATTAAGTTATCTATCACAATCAACTCAGGTGGCACACCGTAGAGTTCTACGTATGCCCTGATCTCTAACTCAATATCATCTAGCGATGGTGATGAATCAAAGACCCACTTGATATGTGCAGACTTTGCAAAGTGCCTGTCGTAGTAATGACTATCTGTTGCCAGGTTGGCTTCAACAGTCATCTGTGAGTGGCCTGCTGTATGAGCAGCTACTCTCATCATTACAGTAGTTGTGTCAGTATCGGCTGAGAAAAACAAGGTTGGTACCTTTGCCTTAATAGCATAGATAAGTGCAAACATAGACTTACCAGCATTAGGTGCAGCAGCAACCATACATACTTGACCGCGCCGGAACTTTATCTGTTCCTTTACTAACTCTTTCCATACGTCAGGTAATGGTGTTGCTTTGGTAAGCACACCACCCCAAGCACGGGATAAGTCAAGCACTGTTGTCCTCCTGATTTAATCTTATACCTCTTGCTTGCCTTATCTTGCGACGATCATTATCTGCTAGACCGCCCCAGATACCGTGAAGTTCTTTTGCAATACCCCACTCAGCGCACTCAATTTTATGTACGCACAAAGTACAGATAGCTTTAGCAAAGCTAGCCTCTGTTTGAGTAATGCCTCCTTGTTCCTTTTCAGGAAACCAGAAGTCACCACCGACTGTTGCACAACTTGGCGACTCAAAATCTTCGGGTCGCCGTAACATCTATCGGATAAAAATAGGGTCGCACTTATCCGTTGCACCTTTAGGTGTCGGACACATATAACCCTTCCAAGGACCCTTCGTAGAAGTACCTGTCTTATAGACCATCTCACCGTGAGCACAAGTCTGTGCTCCACCTGATGGTGCAACTGGTGTTGCGTTAAATGATTGAGCAACTGAAGCAACTGATGGTGCAGGTGCTGATGCTTTAACAGAACCAAGCTCTGCTGCTGTTGCCTTGATGTTCATTGAGTTCATTGCAAGATCTGATAGACCTGTCTCTAACTCTGTAACTGTTGCAGCATATAGATTGATTAACGTTCCATCTGCTGTCTTAAAATTAACTTGGAACTTTGTTCCTTCTGTTGCCATTTAACTACCTCCAGATTGTTTAACTGTCAGACGCTGGCTCTCAGTGCCTGACTTCTTTGGTACAAAGCCAAGAAGTTTTTGTACCTCATCACTGTCTACTGACTCACGCCCTTTAACAGTTGTCCAACTTACTTCAATACCACTTGCAGTGGTACCAAGTAATCCTTCTAATGAAGCCTTCAATGAATCTTGATGTGCTTCAAGCTCTTTAATCTGCTTGCCTAACTGTAGGTATAGCAGTGCGTTCTTGTCAATATCTGCATTATCAATGACTATATCACTGACTGGTGTACGTTCTTTTTTTAGACCAACGCATCCCATCTCACCTGATGAGTCGTAGTACTTGCAGTAGAACTGACAGTAGTTTGCATCCTTCTCAGGTGCTGGTGCTTCCTTTGCTTCTTTAACAGCCGCTAGCCAACCGAGTGCCTCAAGGGCGATGTCTTCGTCATAGTCCTCAGTGTGAACTTTGACGTCGCGTTCGTCACCATCTCTTGCAATCGCTACAAGAGATACTCGGTTGACCGCATAGCCGTTCTTAGCTAGGAGATAGCCATACAGTTGCACCTGCCACCGTTGCTGTGTTGATGGGAAGTAAGAAAGGTTACGCACCTTGCTTGTCTTCCAGTCAATCACATCACCAGTACCAGGTACGAAACAGTCAATGTGTGCTTTCATTCCGTTGTACTCAACTTCAGTTTCAATGAGTACATCTTCGTTATCTGATAAAGCTCTTTCAATCTCTGCGTGAATAGCAGTACCCATAATTGCAGCAAGTTTTAATTCGTTGTTGTTAGTCTCTGGTTGGTCATTGAGTCTGTACCAAACCTTACGACGACAGCCACCAACCTCTGATGGACCTATCTGTACCTGTGTAGATCGTGAACGCTTTGCATCTCCTGCACGCAGTGCAGTCAGCAACAGTTCTTTAGGATCAGTTATCTTCATTGTTGCTTTCTTCGTGTAACTTATAGGCTAAACGACAAGCCATCCAACCCATCTCATAAAAATAATGAGCAGCATATTCATCTGTCATTGATACTGATGCAATTTCCACAGCTCCTCCTAAAACCTGTCTTGAACCACCAACTGTAAGGGCTTATGGCCTTTTTGTAAATTACATTTTGCGTGTGCAGGTCGTACATTTTCTATCGTGTCTCCACCGCCTGAGTTAATAGGCACTAGATGATCTATGTGTAGACCCATCTCCCAGCCCTCAACTTTGCCAGCTTGTCTTGGCGCTGTTAGGTCAATCTCCACATCACAAATATGACAGGCAGTTCCGTAGGTGTCAAGTACATTTTGTTCTGTGTATGGAGCAGATTCTACTTGCTTCTCCATAGCTCTGCGTCTACGCCTAGCCTCACGTGTTTTGTGTGGGTTATCTTTATGATACTTAGATGCTTGTTCTTTACGTAACGCCTTGAACTCAGGTGTTTCTCTCCTTGCTTTACGCAAGGCAACAATACGTTCACGATTCTTTTGATAGTAAGAAGCGTTGTACTCTTTGCTATTACCTGGCATCAAAACCTTTCTTGCACAACAAGTTGCAAAGGCTTGCCCGTGTTCGCATCAAGTACCGACGCGATCTCCACTGCCTTACGGGCGTGTCGCTTAGCGTAGGCTAGGTCAATATCAGGTTTGATAACTGAAGTAAGGTAGCCAAGAGCAAACTGCCCACCACTACCAATGCCATACGCTCCGTTATCTGCTTGGAAAAAAGAGAGATCACAAGCAACACGAAAGATGTTACCGTTAAAAGCAAAGAGATAATCAAAACCGCCATCTTTGTCCACCTTGTTGTAGTCGTAGTTGTTATCGTTAAACGCCGTAATCAAACTAGGTATTACTTTCTTACCCATAAATTGCACGGGATCGTCACCACGATAGGTGGGTGGTTTCCAGTTGTAGGAAAGTATGTCACCTGGTCGTGTGTCACCTGAGATTGCAATGAGAAACTTACCTGCAGATACGATCTTAGGTGTAGATGTAGCTAAGGTAACGAGGTTGTCTTCTGTTATCTGTGAGTCTGCAACGAGTAACGCAAAGTCAATGCCTTGTATACCTGCGATTGTAGTCACGAGAAGATCCTAACATAGTATCGGCGTGTCGTTGTGAATGATTGGTACCTGTGTCGTTACAATATGAGCGAAGCGAATTAACAGTAAAGGCGCCCTTGATGGGCGCACAGTACAGTGGCCCTCGCGGGCCTAAGAAAGCGAGGCACAGGGAGTATGCGTTTCCGTCTACCAACCCTGCCGTTCTTTCGTCGCTCCTACGATACCCTTCCTGAGCCTTACGGTTCTGACCTTCGTAATTTAGGTCCAATCCATATCTGTTCCTGCGGTTCTCAGGTATTTAATATAATGGCTTCTTTTGAAAATTACGAATTAGTTTGGTATTTTTTAGATGCCAGTTGCGTAAATTGCGGTAATTTAGTCTGCGTGCCTTGCCCAGTAGATGACCCACATAGGGTAGAATAAACCCTATTAAATGGTTGGAGAGGCTATGGGAAATATAATTGGTACCTGTATTAGGTGTCAGGATTCTTTTACATTAAAAGTAAGAAAAAACGGACACCCTTCTCCAAAAAAATATTGTGATAAATGTAGATTAGATGTAGCTAAAGAGTCTGGTGGGTCAGCCGGTAAACCGGAGAACTGGAACTATACATCTGATACAAGGAAAGTATCTAAAAAAGATGGATATGCTTTAGTTAAAGTAGAAGGTAAATGGGTTCCAGAACATAGGTTTATTATGCAAAATAAACTATTGAGGCCACTAGAAAAACACGAATCAGTTCATCATATTAACGGCGTTCGTGATGATAATCGTATTGAAAATTTAGAACTATGGCTAGGTGGAATCAGGTATGGACAACGGGCCTCGGATGTTAAATGTTACAATTGTGGAGAACCTTACAAAATTTAGGCATAAAAAAAGAAGCCCGATCCCCGAAGGGACCGAGCTTCTTTATAGCCTCGCAGTCAATAATTACTTATCTAGTACTAAACCAAACTCTTGTTCTGTCTTATCTGCCCACTTGATTGCAGGGGCAGCAGCAGCACCAATGAGTACTGCGTACTGTGGTGCTAGGTCTGTTAGTAGTGCAATACCCATAGCAACTGCAGAACCTGCAACAGCACGGATGTATGACTTAACTACAGCCTTTTGTTTCTTAGTGATTTTGAGTTTCATTACTTACTCTCTTTCTTTTTGGGAAGCGGTTTAACTGCAGCCTTGATCTTGCCTGCAGTCTTTGGCTCACCGAGCCAAGGAAACCAGGGTGAAGTGTCATTGCCACAGTTATCTTTTATTGAAATATGAATGTGTTTGTTGTGCGGGTTTAAACCTGTGTAATCTCTGGCACCCTTTTCCTTTGACCAGATTTTTCCTTTAAAGATTAAATACTTCACACGTGGGTCATCTTGTAGTTTAACAAACAAAGGTGTGCAGTTAAATGCAATTGGATCGTGTGTAATATCTACTGCAAAGCCGGTATTGTGATCTGAGTCAGGGCTTTGACTAAGGTGTGCTCGTGATGGAAGTAAACCATCTGATGCAGTTCTTCTCTTTGGTGCTAACGCTGTAGCTTGACGCAACGCTGCAATAGCAGCAGGTGTAGCCTTCTTAACAACTGGCTTCATATGTGCTATTTCCTTTCTGAAAGTAGCACAAATATTTGGTCCACTCTCTCCTCTAACCTAATGACGGAGTCTTTGAGACTGCTGCCAGAATTGGGGCGAAGTTCATACAGGTAGTGCTTAACCATCCAACGGATGCTAAGGCCAACAGTTCCTGCGATGGTCGTTACGGCAGCGGTAAGTGCAGCCCAGTCTTGGATAGACATAGTTCTCCTATGAGATGGAGCGAACAGTTACGAGAAGCATCCCGCCATATCCGCTGTAGCGTTTATCAGTTGGTGTTTTGTTAATGAAGTCAATCTCTTCAATGATACCTGTGAACTGTTCATTAGTTCTAAAGTCTGTGATAACCAAGGTATCGCCGTTAGATTCAATTGCTTCAAGAGCTGTTAATCGGTCATAGGCAAAGCCTTCATAGCCTGCCTTGTTACCAAACTTATCTGACTCGCTGTCATAGCAAGATGCTGGGAACTGAATCAATCTCTGACGTGGGATAGCAGCTAACACCTTTAACTGGTAGCCGGTAAACAACGGTCCCTTACTGCTATCTGTTGTTGATCTAGTAATGTTAAATTGAAAGCCAAGGTATTGCTGTGCTCCAGGTGGGTATGGAATACCGACATCTCCGATAGTAGTTCCCTGTGCAAAAGAGCCAATATTAAACTCTTGCCCAGTTGGTGCAATAGATATAATAGATAGTCCACCATCTGCTGTATCAAAGCGTGGTGTTACATACTTAAAGATCTTGTTTTCAAGAGTGTTGTATCGTACAAAACCTGTACGCAGGTATCCGCTAGGTACTTTAACTGATTCATTTTCTGCAAAGATGTTATTACCTGCACTAAAGGCTGCTCTATCTGATGTGCCATAGAAGGCAACTTGATTAGATGAGACAGATGTACCTGCTGCAACAAGGTCCCAAGCCCAAGGGTAGACCAATGATCCAGGGATAGTAGGTGCTGCTAGGTCAATCTTTACTAGACCTGACTCACCATCAATCTTGGTAGCAACGTAGGCATAACTATCTCTAAATGCTACGTTAAAGCACGGTGCATCAGAGAATAGAACTGGCCCATAAGAGATGTCTCCATTGCCATCTGCAACGCCTACCCGTACACCTTTGCTCGTGCAAAGCACTGCGTAGGTTCCAAGGTATGTATCAAGGAAATTGACTTGCTCACCTGTAGGCATATCAATAATGACAGTAGGTGTGGTTAGTGTTGGGAAACCTAAAGCGTTAGCTGTTGCTACGTTTAAGCCAATCTTAAAGACAGATGATGAAGTACCGTTGGTATCATAGCCAGATACATAGATAGCCTGTGGTCCCTCTGATATAGATGACCATACCCAGTTAGCGTT